AAAGACGCAACAAAAGGGTTTACATTGCTTGCGGCGTCAAGCAGCTCTGCTGGGTTTAGTGTTGGTGAAACAGAGAGAGTTTATCGGGGATTAGCTGCAGCCAATAAAGCATTAGGCGGAGACACGCAACAGTTAAATGGGATCATGCTTGCGGCAACGCAAGTTTTTAGTAAGGGTAAGGTTACTGCTGAAGAATTACGCGGTCAAATTGGCGAGCGCTTGCCTGGCGCGTTTTCTGAGTTTGCAGCTGCAACGGGACGTTCAACGGCGCAACTCAGCAAAGCTCTTGAGATGGGCGAAGTTGGCCTTGATGAGTTTGTTAAATTCAGCGAGCGTTTGCTGAAAAAATACGAAAAGGATGCGTTGAAGATTGCGTCTGGCCCTGAAGAGGCTGGCGCTCGATTGCAAACGGCGTTGGCTGATTTAAGCCGTAACACTGGCGCTTTGTTGGCGCCAGTTGGCGCAGCATTTCAGGATACTTTTACCGCGATCATTAAATTTATCAACGCTGGCGCTGTCGCATTAAATCGATTCCTTGGTATCGGCTTGGAAAATGCTGTTGACAAAGCGCAAGAAAAAGTTAATCAAAAATTAGCCAGGCTTCAAAAAATTCAAGCGGGAACGGCTTTCTCATCTGGCCGGGGCGCTGGCCGGGCCGCGTTTGATATAAGTGAAAGCAGGGCAAGAAACGAATTAAATGCTGCAATTGACGAATTGCTGGAAGCGAAGGAAAAGTTGAGAGGTTCACAAACGCAACTTCCTAGCCCTGTTATAGGTGGAGAGATCCCAGGGGCAGGAGCTAAAGGCGGCAAGACAGCGAAAGAGCGCGTTGATATGACTCAAAAAATGTTTGAACTTAGCCAACGTTTGCGTGCTGAAGAGGAAGCCGGAAATGAGCGTGCCATCGCGACAGTTGAGCACATGTTGCGAATGCAAGAGATTAGAGAAAGCGACATGATGACGCTTGAAAGGCAAAACGCTTTAGAAGAATCAACGCATCAATTTAGGCAAGACATTTTTGCTATTGACAAAAAAATTGCGGATCAGCGCAAGAAAACGCAGGACGAAGCGCAACAAGCTTTCAACGATTTCTTCAAGGCAGAGCAAGAGGCAGCGCAAAGACGTCTTGAGGCCGATCCGTTCTTCCAGATGAAGCAACAGCTAGAAGAGCTTGTCAAGCTTGAAAATCAAGTTGCAGTCGGCGCGACGGCAATTGGTAGTGCTTTTGCTAATTCATTCCGCTCAGTTATTGACGGCAGCAAGAGCGGTCAAGAGGCATTGGCGGACATGATGTCATCGATTGCCGAGCACTTTATGAATATGGCAACGCAAATCATTGCGCAACAATTGGCAATGATTTTGTACGGCACGATTATGCAAGCGCTTGGCATTTCGCTGCCTGGCAGTGGCGGTGGCGGTGGTGCTCAGATGAGCAACATTCAATACTTCAATCCAATGACCGGCTTAGGTGTCGCCGGTCCAAACTTTGGATTTGCAGAAGGCGGCTTTGTTGATCGCCCAACCAATGCGTTAATTGGCGAAGGCGGCGAACCTGAATATGTCATCCCTGAAAGCAAGATGCGCGAAAGCATGGCGCGTTACTCTCGCGGCTCACGCGGCGGTTCTGTTATCCCTGAAGGCAGCGGCGGTGCCGCCGATGAAAACGGTGGCACTGCTGTTGCCGCTCCAATCGATGTTCGCTACACAGTGGAGCGAATCAATAGCGTCGATTATGTGACGGCAGATCAGTTCCAGCGTGGAATGCAAAGTGCTGCAACGCAAGGCGCAAAGCAGGGTGAGCAGAATACGCTGAAGCGGCTGCAAATGAGCGGCAGCACTCGTCGGAGGCTAGGAATGTGAGCCAGTATTACTTTGGCCATGCTCTCAGGGTTAAAAGAGATCAAAACGGCGTTGTATCAACAACCCATCAGTTCCAAAACTTCAGGATTAACCAAAACTTTTCCTATACCGGATCAGATGGTGTTAGCCGTTCATACGGCTTTGCGCCGTTTGGCTTTTCCGGTGTCACGGTAAACAGATCAGGTGATGGTTTAGAGGCAACCTTGGTTTTTCCAAACAACACCATTACGAGGTCTTGGGCTGTAAGCGCAATTGAGTTGAATTATGTGATGGAAGTTGATGTTTTGATCACTGACGACAGTGGCGAGGCGTCAACGTTCATGACTGCGCATAGTTATGCGGGTCAGGTGATGAGTGGACAATGGGACAACGTATCCTTGAACATTCAGCTGGGAACTGTTCTGGACGCTGTTGGAACTGATGTGCCTCGGCGATCGCTGACCAGACAGCTTGTCGGCAATTTGCCTTTGACAAACAATGTCCGACTGCTGTGATCTGATTGGGATGCCGTATCGGCTGGGAGCTGACGGCAGCGATGGTTATATCGATTGCATCCATCTTTGCTATATGGCATTGCAACGAATGGGCATTGAAGCGCCACCGTTCAAGCAATCATGGTATAGCGACAACAAATGGTCTATTTGCCGTGACTTAATGCGTTGGGGTTTTCGCGTTGAAAAGCCTGCGTATGATGGAGACATTCTGCTGCTGCCGCAGCAATCCTGGGCATTCGCGGTCACATGGCAAACGGGGATCTTGTACGTCAACCGAAGAGCGGAGAAAGTGCAGTGGTCTTCGGTCCGAGCGTTTACAACGTTTCACTGCTTCCGTACGAGAAAGAGCTGATTAAAACAATTGGAATCACCGAAGAGGAATACAAAAAATTCACAACTGAAGTTCGTCGCAGAGGCAATTTACGCCCTGCAGAGTATGCGCACATTCCCGACATTCGCAACGATGCTGTTGTAACGCCTCTGCTTGTCAGCCTTGCCGTTGGTTTAGTTTTCACTGGCGTTGCTTATTTGCTGACGCCAAAGCCAAAGATGCCCAGCGCTCAACAGCGTAGAGGCGGGGGCAGTGTCGATCTTGGTGATATTACGGGGGCAAATCGTTTTACGCCATCAAGAGGATTTGAAACTCTTGCGGAGTTGGCTGACTATGGCTCTCCGGTTCCGATCATTTTTGGTCGTTATGACGACGAGAAAAAGATTGGCGGAATGCTTGTCACGCCCAAATTGATTTGGTCAAGGATGTTTAGCCATGGCACGTTGCAACGTGCTGCACTGGTTTATGTCGTTGGCGAACAAGGTTTAGGGCTTGGAATTGACCCGCCAGAATTGGGGGGAATCTTCTTAGGTAACAATGCGTTAGACGCCATCTATGAAAATTTCTTTGCTTTTTACTGGGCAAAAAACAGCAAAGACACGCCAAGGATTCGCGTTGAGGACTTAAGGTATGGCACACGCGGCACACCAGACAGCGGAGATCCTGGCGCGGGTCTTAACTCTGCTAATGCTGAGGTTTTTGTTGCTCCAACCCCAGAGTCAACAAGAGATGTTGCGTTTTGCCAAGCTTTTTCTCCTACCAACAATACGCAATTTGGTGTGTACGACCCGATTGCGAACGGCACTGCATATCGCTTGAATTATGAAATTATCAATATATTTAATAAGACCGCCGAAGATGACGCTAAGCGAGGCCAAGCATTAGCACGCCTTAAGATCATTGGAGACAAAAACTATCTAAAAAATAGCAATAGCGTCTCGATGGGCGATGAGGATCATGTTGAAGAAATTTTTGACCAAAAACACAGAGGCAAGGGCAGGAATTACAGCCCACGCATGGGGATTTACAAGATCAAAAAAGGCGGAACGGAATACACCATAACGAACAACAACCTGCAAAGAACTATCAACCCTATTGCCATTGGTGATCAGGTGTTTTTCAAGATTAGCGCGACAAAGGTCAACAATGATTTTTATTTCAGGAGCGGCAAAGGCGAAAGCGTTGATGATATTAACAGCGCCGTTGAAGAGCTACAGCTTCATGCAGATGATTCACTCACGTTAGGCGAACAGTTTGAGATTGGCGGCTGCATATTTAAAGTTGTTTCGAGGAGTTTAGATATGTTTGTGCCTGCAAGCGGAAAGGATCAAAACATTGTCTTGGAATGTGTTGCGAGTGAATTTGCCTATTCTCAACGGGTTGGCATGGTCAACCGTCAGAAAGTAATTGCACCGAATGATGATTATATCGGTGATAGCTACCCCGGTCTAGACGAGGAAGATAATAACGTTGAGGAAAGTTTTTATCCGCTGATGCGGGTTGCAATTGCGCATGTTCGCAATAATCGTCCAGCAATTACAACTGAAATCGGCCTTAAAAGCACTGTCTTTCAGCAGCTAAACGGATTGTGCTCGTTCCCAAGTTTGCCTTCGCCGGATGAAATCCAAGATTATGACGAGTCCAGCGTCACCGTAAAAACAGGTCGAAACAGCTCATACATTGCCAGAGCGTCTATATTCCGTGTTTTCCTGCGGATTGCTGGTGATTCTGATGAAAAATTCCGTGAGCTTAGATCAGGAGACAGCCCCATGTTTTTTGCCGTAAGGGGTCGGCGTCCGATTCCTCAATATACGTTTTTGCGATTTACTTTAAAGCAGCTTGAGGCTACTGCGCTCGAATTTAAATTCGTGCAGATGTCTGCCGCAAGTTTGCTCAAGGTGCCAGACACCCAAGAAATTTACGATATCTCACAGGCCCAAGGCGTTAATGCTTCTAAAGTTGCGCAAAACATTACCGCATCGGTGGGCGGGGGAATAGGCAACGTCAGTGTCAGTTTTCCTGGTTCAACAATTCAAAAACAGTATTTACTTGATAACCGTGAGTTCTATCGAGCGCCGCGTGAGATTACCAATGTAACAAGCATTGCAAAGCCTCAGAGTGCAGAGATTGTCACAAACCTGCCTGATCCGCCAGTTTCAGGCAATGTAATTACGCTGGACTCGACACTCACGAAGTTGAGTGGGCAGCCGGGGAATATAGGCAGCAGGGATACAGGGGGACTAACAGGCGCGTTTTTGTACGAAATTGCAAAAGCCGCAGGCTATTACGCGACAAACACTCCGCTAGGAACTCAAGTCAACTTTAAAACAACTGAATTTATTGATGATGATCCAAAGAAATGGGTTGTTTGTCAATGGCAATTAGAAGTAATTAAGCTCGACGCAAGTCATTTTGCAGTAGCAAATCAAGGCGGAAATCGCCGAGCTTGGAGCATTAAAAGAGTCAAAGTTAGAGGCTCTGGGCCTGGATTTAAAAACGGCGAAACTTTTAGGATTTTAAGAGGTCAAAGAAGCACTGAAGCGCACGGCGTCCAAGCCAATTACGGTGACGACAATCCTTACCGCAACAAAGCAGGCGAAGACCCTTTGCGCTGGAGCGGTAACGTCTGGGTTGTGCCTTCAGTTACGTTTACCGAAACAATTGTCGGCAGAGCGCAAGGCTATAGACATGTTGTCTTTGGGTCAGCAGAAAATTATGCAGTGGATACGGTAAGAACAATTACAAGAACAAAGACCAAGGAGTCTGGCGCAAAATCGATTGTTATTGAGCTTACGTCTAAGGTAAAAACTCAGTCCGGCAACTACCCGTTAGATGTCAGAAAAATCTGGGGACCTTTGTCTGTAAAAGTAAAAACAAATGACGTAAACACTACAAGCAACTGGGCATTGGATGAAGAGTTTGACGACAAGGTTGTCATCGATTCGAGCAACCCTTTCCAGACTGTTTACGGCTACTCAGGGCAAAAAGAAGTAGGCATCCGCCTAAAAGTCTCGAAGCTAAAGGAAGACACCATAACTGATGTCGTCCAGGTGCAAGGTGATCAATTTGTCACCAATACTCAAATAAGTGATCTAAGTTTTTATCGCAGCGTCGTTGCAAAATCAAACGACAGCAGCCCAGAGCATGAGATCACTTACGTCAACGAGATTCAAGAAAACGATAAAAAGCCAACTGTTGAAAATCTGACGTTGGTTGGATTGTCGCTTAAGGCCGGGGAAAGCTACACAGCACTTGATCAGATGCGCGTATGGCTGTCTGAGGGTATTAAAGTCAAGCGTTTGCATCCAAACAAGTCAAGTGCGTATGGCGACAGCGCAAATCAAGGGCCTAGCAGCCTGCTGACTGACCTTGTCTATTACTTGCTGACAGATCAGATTGCTGGCGCCGGGGGTTTATTGAATCAATCGCTTGACAATAACCCGCTGGTTGACAAGGACGAATTAATCAAAACAGCCGAATTTTTGCACGCAGAAGAGCTTTACTTTAATGGCTCTGTTGTTCAGAGGACAAACCTGCGTCAATTTATCTCCGAGATTGCGCCGTTCTTCCTTTGCAACTTTGCAATCAAGAACGGAAAGTTTACGTTAATGCCAGCTTTGCCTACGGACGGCAAGAACAGAATTGAATCAGGACCAGTTCAAGTCGATCAACTGTTTACCGGAGGTAACATTCTTGAAAACACGTTCAAGGTTGAGTATTTAGGGGCAGAAGAGCGCCGCCCCTTTGTTGCAGTGGTGCGTTATCGGCAAGAGCGCCCTAACGAGTTTCCTGAAGAAAAGGTTCTGACCGTAAAGGGGGGTTCTGCTTACAACGAAAACAGCTTGACGGAATTGCCGCAAGAAACCTTTGACCTTACGCAGTTTTGCACATCAGAAGAGCACGCAATCAAGGTTGCCAAATACTTCCTTATTCTGCGCCGGTTTGTTTCGCACACAATCAGCTTCTCAACCACTGTTGACGGACTCAACATTGGCGTTGGTTCATTTATCAAGGTGTCAACTGAATCCAACCCTTATAACAGTGCCAACAATGGAACGATTGACGAAAACGGCAGCATTACAAGCGTGCGCACTTTGACTGACGGTTTTTACGATATTGAATACTATTCGGCCAGCTTGAATGACGATGTTGCATCTGCAAAGATGCAAGTCAGCAATGGAACGGTGAGCGATAGCACTTTATTTGATTCTGTATTCACGCTCTCCAACAAAAGTGTTTCGTCAAACATTTACATCATTGAACAGCTGACATTTTCTCAAGAAGGGACCGTTGATATTGTTGCTTCTGAGCACGTTTGCGATAGCAGCGATCGAAGTAGGCTGGTAGACGAGTTCCTCAATGGCAGCTTTACCGTCAGCTGATGGCCTTTCCTAACTTAACCCCGACAAGCCGTTCGTTTGAATCGGGCGACTATCCCGTCAAGACCTTCAAGGCGCAGAACGGCGCAGAGGTCCGGATCCTGTATGGCGACAAGCGCACAAATATGAAGCTATCGCTTAGTTATGCGAACATTACGGATGCACAGGCAGAGCAGTTTTTAGATCATTTTGATGAGGTTCAGGGCACTTTTAAGACGTTTACTCTTCCGTCATTGACTCGCAACGGCTGGACGGGCAACAAAGATGCGCTTGGCGCGCAAACGCATGGCAACGATTACAGATACGAAAAAGCGCCGCAACAAGTGCAGGTGCGCCCTGGGATTAGCACTGTTACAGTGAACCTGATTGGTGTTTTGTAATGGCCAAGGTCTACACCGGCAGAGATGGCGCGATGCAGGTGTCAGGCTCGACTGTCGCCAAGGTTGTCAGGTTTAGCGTCGAATCGAATTTAGAGATTTTAGAAACAACGACGCTTGGCGATAATTTGCGGAGCTATACGCCTGGCGTTGTTGGCTATTCTGGCAGCTGCACACTTCTTTATTACAAAGAAAACAGCGGAAGCCGAAACACAAGCAGCCTGCTTTCAGCACTTGTAAAGACTGGAACGACTGGCGTTTCTGACAGCGACACGGTTCAGCTTACGTTTCGCTGGATTGATGGAACTGACAATAATGACATCAAATTGAATGCTTATGTCACTGGCGCAAGCATCGGCGCAGATACTGGTGACATTGTGAGAGCTGAGGTTTCCTTTGTTGGCACTGGCCAGCTATTGACCGTTTCGATCTAATGAGCATTTATTTAGGGACAAGCGGCAAGATTGAGCTGCTAAGGCAATTTGATGGCACTGAGCTGACATCAGTTGTCAACACCAGCGACGTCAATGTCAGTCGAAAGCGATTGAGCTTTGATTTTCAACGCGGCCAGCTGATTACTGGTGATCAAATTGAAATTACTAGCACGAACGGAGCCGCGCTATCTTTTATTGACTCTTACACAAAAACAAGCGTCAAAAAATACATCAACGTCGATGGCATTGGAGGAATCAGGCTTTACGACAATTTTGCCGATGCAATCAACGGTCTGATTACAAATGCGACGACACTGGCAACGCCTGCATCAAACATCCCGATCAGAGTTGCGGTTGAGAACTCTGATTTTAGATTACTTGCTCAAGTCAAAGGATTTGAGCTGAATACGGAGCGCGAAACTGTTGACACGACAACGCTGTCTGAAGAGTTCCGCAGCCAGTTAAGCACGTTGATGTCTGGCTCTGGCAGCATGACGTGTTTTTGGGAGTATACCGGCGAGCGAACAAATGACTTGCCGCAATACCTATTGAACTTGATTTTGCGAACTAAAGTTGGCAGTCATTTTCGGGGCAAATTTTATTTAAAAGCCGCGACGGGAAGCACTGCTGATTTAAATGATGAGATTTGGTATGAATTTGAGGGCGTGTTGACGGCTTGCGCGCTGCAGTTCGTGCCAGATGAAGCCGTTGAGATAACGGCTGATTTTATTACAACAGGCGCAATTGACTTGAGAGCTGTATTGACGCCAACGGCTGCACTGCTGCAAGAGGATGGCGATGATATTCGCTTGGATCAAGATGGTGCAGCTAAGCTGTTGCTAGAAAGCACCGAAACGTAGCCCGGAGGCTAACCGCAAATGGCTGACTTGAAAATTAGCGAACTTAGCGCACTTGCGGGCGCCAATCTTGTTGCTGCCGATGAGCTAGCGATTGTTGATGATTCGGCTAGTGAAACCAAGAAGATTACAGTTTCGGATCTGATTGCAAATGGCGTCACACTAATCAGTGACGACACCATTCCAGGCGCCAAGATTCTGTTTGCGGCTGGCGATATTGCAACAGCTGCATTGGCTGATGATGCAGTTGCTAAACGAAAGTTTAGAGGCTAGGTTGTTCACACCACGAGCGC